CCCTAGCCATTTTTTGGTCTTGACTTAATGTCATATTTTTTGATACCCTATATAATAGGGCTATGAAGGCTCCCCCCCGTAAGGGGGGTTCATTTAACCTTAAGGAGTTTGTTATGGATTTATTTTTAACCATTTTTTCAATAGTTTTTTTGTCTTTTTTTGTTATATGTTTTTTATTATATCTTTATGAATTTTTTCGTGATTGGTTTAAACGTTTTAATAAATAAGTGGTATATCTGGATTTTTAGCGGAGTTTGTGTATATTGTAGGTTTTTGTACATTTACTGTATTGTGTTTTCCTATTGCGTTTGCCATTACATTGGCATTTCGCATTGATACTCCGGCACCTATTATTCCTGATAATTTTGACAGATTATCAGTTACATTGTTTATAATTTGTCCAACTGTTGAATTGTTATAACCTAAGCTCAATAGTTGTGCTTGGAGTTGTGCTGTATATACTTCTATTTCTTTATCTAAGTTGAATGTACGCTTACGTGTGTCCATACCGGCATTTAGTTTTTCAAAGCCTGCAATTGCTGTTTTTTCAATTTCCGTTAACGTTTGTTGACGTTTTAATCCACTTTCAGTATTATTTAAGTTTATTAAACTTTGTTTGTATACAGGTTCAAATTCTCTTTGAATTTCAAGTATTTCACGTTCAGTTTTTGTTTTTCCTGTGTTTGCGTCTAAGTTTTCTATTTCAGCTTGTGTCTTATCAACCACTGCTTGTGTTTGTTTTGAATTGTTTAACATACCTATAATTCCAGTAATCATAGACACAGGGTCTCCGCTTGCACTTCCAGTGCTTGCTGAACCTTCAGTAACACCTGCACTAGCACCATTTCCACCAGAACTAAGTACTGGATTTAATCCTGCTTTTTGTAAATCTGTGACTTCAGTTTGGTGTGCGTTGTTCATTTGCCATTTTGCAAAATTTTGTGCATCGTGCTGTAAATTTAATTGGCTTTGAATTTGTTTTTTTGCACTGCTTGATGTACCTGTTATGTCGTTTATTACATTACCAATTAAACTAAATAATCCCATTTTAACCCCCTATTGTTTGTGGTTGTGGTTGATTTTTAGCAGAATTTGCGTAGTTTAATGCGCTACGTATAACAGCTCCGCCGGCACCTTTAGAACCTAAAATTCCGCCTAATATGTTTTGTATTAGTTCCCACATATTTATCCCCTTATTGGTTGTGGGGCTCGCTATGAGATAACGAAGGAAGTAGTTTACATGAGAAAAAGCGCGAGCCCCGAACTGTTTAGAAGTGATCAATCAGACCTGGTGTGCAGTATACCGGCATTGGTCGTGTTGCCATGATATTAGTAACAATATCAAACTTGAACTGATCAGCCACTGCAGATGATACCGCAAGAGTACGGTTAACGTTTGCATCGGTTTCTTCAAACCAGTTTTGAGCTAATGTAGGTACAGATGCATACCAATCGCCATAGTGCCATACATCTAATGAAGTCGCATAGCTTGACGACATTTCGCCTGATGTACTTTCTTGTCCGTATTTGTATTCGCCCCAACGTTCTTGATATCCGAATACATCGCTATCTGTAGATGTACCAGTTGCCATGATTTCACGTTTGTAGATTGGTTGTTCACCTAAGTGTGCCAAGATTGGAGTGTAGTAGTCCAATTTCTTTTCACGTGTCCACATACGGTTCAGTGATTGCTGATACATGTGTCCGTTTTGGCGTATCACGAGTATTCCGAGTAAGATGCAGTGTTCAGTAAAGCTCTTAGTAAAGTCGGAGTTTTGCCCAACAGTATGAGATACACCACCTGTCCAACCTAATTGGTCAGTAGAAGATGTACCAGATGTTGAAGTTTGTAATACTTCATTTAGTGCAATACCGTCTCGAGTTCCACCTAAGTATTCTGGATATTGTAATACACTCATAGAAGGTGACGTGCCAAACTCATTTTTCAAGATTTCAAACAGTCGTACCCCCCCTCTGGACCACAATTCTTGCAGTTTTTGTACTTGGAATGCCATACGCAATGCATTGATTGTTGCTGCAGTTGCTTGTGTTAGGTCTGCATACTGGTTTGAAATATACATTTCAGAATTTGAATCCATAGTTGGAGAACCATTTGTTCCAACAAAGGTTTTTGTGCCGTTGCTATATGTTGCTAAATATTTATTTGTAGCAACGACATTTCCGGTTTGTGCATTACGTAAATGAATACCTTCAGTAATTCCTGTAAATGTATCTGTTGTACTTGTTTTTACAGGTGCAGATACACCAAGTGGAATACTCATACCTTGTGTCATACCTGGTAAAGCACGTTGTGGAGCAGGTAGAGCTGTTGTAAAATAATCTGGCAGTTTACCAGCTTTGAATGGAGTACCGCCCAATTCAGCTACAGTATTATCGCCGTTACGTGTTGTATCGTCAGTGTGTAATGTAGCTGGAGCAATCAAGTTCTGGTTTCTAAACCAGCAATTATATGTTGCTACGTATGCCCTGAAAGGTAATGCCTGATATGATATACCAGTTACACCTTTTGGAAGTTTCATGTAGTCTGCAATAGTACCTTTTGTAATTCCAGTTGTGGCTGGTGCATTAATCATAGGTACGGTGTATTCTGTAGATGTTTCCCATGCGGCGTCAGAGCATTCACCCATAAATTCTTTCCAATGGTCCCAAACAAGACGATGTGGAACAGAGAAGTAGTATGTATCATATACCAAACCGTCCATGGTAGGATTTAATGGAGTTTGCATACGAATGATTGCAGTTGTTGTACATTTGAAAGTATCACCTGGTAAAACGTCAGAGTAGGCGAGAAACGGTACGATTACGCCTGCATTGCATGTACCAATGTTATGGAATAACAATGGAAACATTGAACGTTTTATACTAGGTGCTTCTATAGCATTAAAATGTGATTGTGCGTTTCTATCGGACATTTTATTCTCCCAGTTTTTCTTTTGTTGTTACTTCTGGAGCAGGTTGTGTTTTTGCACGTTCTGCTTCAATCTTTTTTGCGACCCATTCCATACCACGGTCAGTGAATTCATGAATATCATTGTTGAATTCTTTTTTTATTTCTGCTGGTACTTGGCGCCATATTTCATTTGCTTTGTTCATTTTTTCTAATGAACTACGTAAATCCAGCATTTCGCTGAAGTCTGCATAAGTACCTTCATAATTCATTTCCAATGGTTTCAGACAGCCGTATTTTTCTAGACATTCGTAGATTTCGGTGTCGGTCTTATTTGCATTTATGTAGTCTTGTACACGTTCTTCTTTACCGTACTTAACCCAAGTTGGGTCCCCGAATTCTTCGCCTTTGGTTTTAGGATAGGTTACGTAGTCAATTTTTTTCATTACAGACATGTTCCCCCCCTTCTTGCTTTTGGTGCTATGTTGATTTTTTTGATTGTTGTTGCCGCACGTCTAAAGATAGAACTATCTTGTCGTCCAGCAGGTTTACGATGTGCCATGATATGTCCTTTTGTTAGAGTGCCTGGAGTATTGTATTTATAATTGACATCAGACATGTCAATATTAGTGTCCAGGATTGCCGTTTGTTCATGTTGTGTCCTTTGTTTGTTGTAGAGCCGGTTTTGAGCCACTACCGGCGGAGTGGTTCTAGAACGCTCATTCTTCGGTGTAGTCTTTTGCTTCCGCAATAGTCTTCACACCAGAAGTGATAACGCCTGTTTCTTGGTCAATTTCCCCCAAAGCCAACAAGCTATAATCTTCTGGAAATTTACAGATTGGAGTATCGTCTTTTTTGCAGAGCAGGGAGAAGTCCCGGATTGCAACTAAGTCGTTTATTTGTTCATATACACCCAATGTGTTTTGTCCTTTTTTGTCATAAACTGAGTACAGTTTTTTAGTCATTTGAAAGCTCCATTTTTAGTTATTTTTTTCTTTGATTTTTCCGTCCACGATTTCGTATTCCACGTTTTGGAACCAGAAGTGTCCGGTTTTTATTTTGTCGTTATCACACATTTCTTGTAATTCAATGTAGATTGTTTTTAGTACTTTCATTTTTACTTCCTTTGTATTTACATTTTTATTTACAAAGGCGCATAATGTATATTCCGCATACTAAAATTCCCGGCTTTTTTGCCATTTTCTAGGTTTAGGCGTATACATCGGTCAACACCTTTGTATGGTCAGAAAGTTTAATTATTGCTAATTTTACCTTCCTTATTTGATAGGTTACACCTATCTTTTTTAAAAGTCAAACAAAATTTGTTCTTTTTAATAATTGGTCAGATTTTTCAAGTAATTTCCGTTCTAACATAGTAAGATATTCTTCTTCTGTAAGTGATGTTTTTGATAAAATTTCATTCCACCTTTCAATTCCTTTTTGTTGTTGTTCATAAGTATACCATTCATATTCTATACCGTTTTCTTCTTTCCATTTGTTCATATAGTATTTTGGTATTTTTTTATTTTTTACTGTTTTATCTATTTTTATCATTATTCCATTATTCTTTTTTATATTTTCTTTAAATTTTTCCCAATATTCTAATCCTATTCCTTTACTACATATAGTACATTCTGGTTTGACATCTATTTGTTTTGCCCAGTTTTGCTTTTTAAATATTTTCTTGGTACAATATCTAGATACATAACATGCGCTTCTATAAGTGAGATTTCCAATTATAACAAAGCCATTTCCCCATATTTCTTTTAATTCTTTTGATTTGTATAATTTATCACTGTTTTTATTGAATTTATAGAATACTAGGTCTTTTGGTTTATAACCCCAGACACAGAAGTGCCAATGGCATCTATGTGTATTTGGTCCATATTCACCGCAACCGAAGTATTTGATTTTACATTCTGGTTTATAATATCTAAGACGTTTCCAGAAATCTTGTTCGTCTTTTATTTTTAAGTAACCACCTTCTGGTAGATGTTCATTATCGTATGTTAGTGTTATGAAACAGCATTCGTTTATATCTGATGTTTGTGTTTGGCACCAGCATCTAGTAGCGTGCGAGTTGGCTCTGTCAAGAAGGCACCCAATACACCGCCCACATGGTATACGCAGACATTCAGTTTTGTATTTGTCGTATTTGTGATTTTCAGAGAATACGAGACGAGTATTATTTTCTACTCGCCAAGCTTTTATAGGGTGAAAACAGCTCATAGTTCCTTTCCTTTGTTGAGATAAAGCAAAGCTAACTGCGTAGTGGTACGGAGCAGTTTACATCGCTTTGCGTTGAGTTGTGCGTAGCACTCATACGATGGCGCTTGCCACGATTACCAAATCGTGAGCAAGATCCGCCATGATAGACCCACGCGAAGTCGTGGGAACTGGACCTATATATTCTTGATATATTAGGTCCAGTTGACAGGATTTTGTTTTTACTACAAAATTCCTGCTAGTGTTCCTAGCCATTTTTTGGTCTTGACTTAATGTCATATTTTTTGATACCCTATATAATAGGGC